GTGCTCTGAATGCAGATACCCCCAAGACAATCGGATTCTTACTCTGTAGACCTTCTATGTCTTCGCGAGTGATGGTCTTATTGAGTTTATTGAATTCCTGGTAAATGAATTCTTGCCGCCGCTCTGGTGCGATGTCGTTTATCCGAGAGACAGCATCGGACAAAAGCTGATTACTCGTATTGATTCGAGTAACCATAGCCGCCCCTTCGAAATCATGACCCAGCTCATGCATGATCACGGCTGTAATCTCAGGAACCGTCAGCTTATAGAAATTGACTAGTTCCTTGAAATTGATGAAGACCGGGACAGGTTGTTCAGAGAACCACCCACCGAGCTTACCATTACGATAATCTACAGTCCCGATCTTGAAACCAGCTGGCTTATTGTAAAGCAACCCTGATCCCATTAGACTATGGTAATCTCCTTTGAGAGCCTCAGCTAATTCCTCAGATGCCAATATGCTATTGGGGTTATAGATATTAGGCATCGTCGCTGCCAGTGCTTGGTCTGTGATCAGATACGCATTGATACCGGTTCGAGCTAAGACAACGCGATTGAATTTGTCCTTCAGTTCCTTGTTGCCTTCGATGTATTTTGAAGAGGTACTCTTTTTGACCATCTCGACAAAACCACCGACTACTTCTTCCAACTGAGGACCAAACTCATCGTTGCGTTGATAGTCAATCGCTTCCAGTGTCTCGACACTTTCGTTCACGCCAGCCATGTTAGCTAGTTTCATAATTCCCTCTGTTGGTTAAGAACGCAAAGACAGACGCTGAGCCGAAACAAAGATGTCATTGGCAATCATGTCCTCAATTTCACGCTGCTGTTGAATACTCACTACTGCCTTCCTATCAGACGGAATGACCGCAGCTGCTAGGCGCTCCAGGGAAGAGCGGAAGACTTTCTTGTCCTCAATAATGATATCGATCGCGGATATCTCATTGAGCAGACTGCTTTTGACGTCAGTCGAGAGTTCTGGATCCTTGATCAATTCAACGATTTGATTACGGATACGCATATAACGATCACGGATGTTATCATAAGTCATGTCTTTGGTCGAAGGACGCTGAGTGTCAATCAGGATCTTTGTCAGGAAACTGAACATTGTTCCGATCAGTAAACCAAAGATACGAGCCGCTGGCGCTGGAACCATCACCAATGCAAAGCAAGCCAAAGATGTAAAGCATGTAAAGAGTAAAGCACTCTTCATGCTTTCGTACATATCCACCGAAGCTTCATATTCCGAATAACGGCCTTCGAATTTCTCCAGAGCAGTGATCAACTGTAGCCCGTAACCAAAACGAGTGGTGAATTGATCTGACACAGCTTCGTATGTGGTTCGGTCGTATGTGCTGTTATTCATAAGTGTCTTAGTAGCACCCACAAAAGCGCGATAGGCACTGACATTCATAACCACTCGGTTGCCAGAACACAGTCCTTCCGCGATTTCCATAGTCGCTTCTGGATAGATCGACTTGATCTTACTATAGACGTATTTGACGTCTCCGTGGCCGGACCCAGAAATATTTCGCGCGATATCGCCCAAGACTTGATTGGTAGAGTTGATATTTGCGCAAAAGATAATACCCTTCATGACATGGCCTAGCTCATGCAGGATGATTGCAGTGACTTCTGGCACTGTTTGCTTATGTCTGCTGAACAAGGTATAGAAATCAATGAACACAGGGCATTCCTGTTGACTGAACCAGCCAGATACGCGGGCATTTTTGGTATCGACAGATCCCACAACAGTTTTGTTCTTGAGTTTAGTGATCAATTCCTGGCCACCGATCTCAGTCCATGTTTCATAGATGAATCGAATGTCATCACGGATAACAGGATTGTGAGGAACGTAGACGTTTGGGATGGTGGCTGCCAGGTATTGATTGGTGATGATCTCCACTTTGATGTTCAGCCGGGAGTTGATCACAGCAGCCAGTTCCTCTCGTAACTCCTTAGCATCATCGACCACACGTTTCTTTACACCAGAGTCTACCAGAGCTTTGAACTTACCAACCACTTCTTCCAGACGGGGTCCGAATGTGTCATTGGTTTGAAAAGCGATCGATTCAGTAGTTACGGCCAGACGGTTGTCGGGGTTGGCTTGCTCAAATTGCTCCAAAGTAGCAACAAAGCTTTGATGGATTTTTCTCATAAATATAACGTCCTGTTATGTAATTGTCACGCTGTCAACTCATCTGTTGACCCCAAAGGCTGAGGGCAGTAAACATACTGCGTCACTGGATGACGAAGCCTGGAGAATTTGTAATAGCTAAATCAATTAAAAAGAGAAGTAAGTAATGACCCAAGAACTGAAAGTAATTGATACACAATGGCGCTTTGGCATGCATTTGCCAGTTGGACCAGAAGGCCAAGATCTGCACTTTGTCAAAGAAGTTCAGGTCATGGAAGATAAGTCGGTGCGTCCCAATATGCGGATTATACCTGAGTTCGAGCGCCCTATTTGGGTAACTAAGCCTCAGTTCAGAACTCACACTGACAAGAAGGAATACGAGAAGCTGACCAAACTGGATATGCACATGGTGACTCAGTCCAAGCTGAGAAACAAAGTAGCATTGTTGACTGGTCGCTCTCATAGCCAGGCACAGTTGTCTGAGTTGCTGGCTTCTCCATTCGTTTACGCCGGTGACGTTCCATCCGTGACGTTACTCAATCGCGAACTGTATCGAAAGAAGCGTAACCCTGAAGTAGCAGACGTACCCTATAAAGTCGGAGCATTCGACACAGAAACTGACGTTCTGTACGGTACCGGTGAGATCATCATTGGTTCGATGACTATTTGGCCTGAAGTGCATTTGGTTATTCGTTCTGACTGGCTCGGTTACGATAACTCTGACTTGGATGATCGCATTCGCCGAGTCATGAATGAAAAGCTCAAGCCTGTACTGGATAACTTCTTTGAGAAGATCAAAGTCAAGTACGCTGATCGTTATCCAGTTACCGAGATGAAGCTGTCTTACGAGATCGTGCCTGATGAGATCTCTATCGTTGAGAAGTCTTTCAAATGGTTCCATGAGCGCAAGCCTGACTGGATGGCCATTTGGAACATCGACTTCGATATTACCAAAATCATGGAAGCATGTGCCCGTGCAGATGTCGATCCTAAGCAGATTCTCTGTGACCCAGGGTTTCCTTATGAATATCGCATCTGTCGCTACAAGCGCGGTCAAACCTTCAAGGTAGCTGCTTCTGGTAAGGGTAAACCTGTATCTCCTCATGATCAATGGCACGTATTGTTCCTAACAGCTTCATTCTACGCTATTGACTCTATGAGTGCATATCGACTTATGCGCTTAGGTGAGCAAGAAGAGAGATCATACTCACTGGACGCCATCCTTGAAAAAGAATTTGGTCCTATCCTTCAAAAGTTAAAGCATGCTCCAGCGGACATGTATGTGAAGGAAAAGTGGCACCAGGTGATGCAGCGCGACTACAAGTTCGAATACCTAGCGTATGCCGCTATGGATACGATCGCTATGTGTCTGCTCGATGCTAAGACTCGTGACTTGTCTCACCGATTCCCAGCTATGGCTGATATCACTGACTTCAGTCAAGCCAACTCGCAGCCTAAGCGTCTGCGTGATGCTTTCTTTGAATTTGCTCTGGACGAACACCAGCACGTTATTGGTTCTGTGGGTTTCACTCGCGAAGCCAAGAAGCAAGAAGAAGAAAAGGTTGACTTGGGGGATGTGGATGAATACGGACCACCAGTTAGTGACGATGATCTGGATGACGAAGAAGCTCCGACTACGCTTGGACGCAAGGGCTGGGTGCTGACATTGGCATCTCACTTCTCAGCCTTTGGTCTAAAGCTGATCAATGGCTGTAAAAACATCCTGACAGGTATCCGTGCATTCGTATATGACTCGGACGCTGTCTCCAGCTACCCATCCTGCACACAGGTGGCTAATGCTTCTAAGGTGACTACACGCAAAGAGCCATGCAGCATCGAAGGCAAGGAAGAGCGACTGTTCAGACTACAGAACCTGAACCTGATTGCAGCACCTGAGACAAACGCTATCGAGTACACTACGAAGATGTTCGACGCTCCTACGCTGCTTGAGTGGTTGGATATGTACGATATCGCTGAACAAGAAACAAAATAAACACTTACACTACACTGCCTCTTCATAGAGGCAGTGTAGTGTATAGTTGTTTAGACTATTCGGACTCTGCGAACAGCTCGGACATAAAACCCATCATCCGTCTTACCGAATAATTTATCCTGAAGTCCACTATTCATCACCGTATACCAAGCCTTTGTGACTGAGTTTTGTGTAGAGGACAAATAGTAAATCTTATCAAATGCCTCAGACCCACCTGACTGAAATAATGGATTTGTAGTCATCCCTGGGTCAGTGGTGGTGTACTTTGGACTCGCTGGTATACTATAGACGTTGAGACCCATTGGTCCCTGAGGACCGCCCGACGATAGAATGGAATTGGCCGCGGTAGTAGGCTTGAATTGCCGATAACACATTTCCGATTCACTGATCGAAGGAAGATACCAATCTGTAAATCCCCCGATACTTAGCCCTCGACAGAATTTCGCAGCAGGGTGTAAATCAATACCAGCGGCCACCATGGCTTGTGTATTAGCCCATCCGTCAATCAATGAAGAAGTGTTAGCTGTCGCAGTGGCGGAGGTTTTCCAGTAAACCGGATTGGGACTTTGACCCTTATCTCTGGGAGCTAAGACTAAGGCATAGATTCCCGTGCCAGTGTCCATTCTACCGACATAATAACCTCCTTCATAAGGCGTACCAGGTACTTCTGGGATAATAGGCCCTGGTGGAGGTTTGTTCAGTAAATTTTCCAACATACTCATCCTTTCTTAAAAATAATTGACCATAAGATCCAGGTGCTGCTCCCCTTTTAAGGGGAGCAGCACCTGGGAGTAAGAGTGTCAGTTGTTTTTAGGTTTACCTGGTCGAGCCATGGCTGGATTAGCACCGGGTGACTTAGGTGTGCTTTGTAAGCCTTTGAGAAGCTCTTTCATAGCCGCATCACTGCCACTTTGTTCGGCTTCAATCGTAGCCTTGATGGTTTTCACCTTTTCCTTGATGTCCTCTAGTAACGTACGTGGAATTTGCAAGTACTCCAGAAAACTAATCCCTAAGATCTCCTTGACACCGCTATGGTAGTATTCATCTACGATATTGGCAACGGGGTTTTTCTCAGGGGTGTTATTAGGGAGCGCAGCCATACCCGACAGCGGTCTAAAAACCGCTTGACTCTTAGGTCGATGGTCGAATATTTCAAACGTAGTTTCATAATGCATCTTCAATACCCGATCCGCATGGAACCGGGTAGAGAAAGAGAAGTTATGAAGGATGTAATCGATGTAAGCACCCATATCCATATTTGCATATCGATCTGGGTTGCTTGACACCTTTACTTTTCCGAATAGAGGGTGGAAAGGGTGTTTCCCTTTTACGCTCTCGCCGAGATGACTCGTGTTTTGAACTCGGCGAGGAGTGAAAAAACCTGAATGATATCAATAGGCACGCAGTCGATCTTACCCAGGCCGATTTGAGTGGGGCTGCTGTGATCAGCGCCACAGTTAGGACACACCACTGCCTGCAAAGCCAGCACAGAGACGCTAGTCTTATCGAGGAACTTAGCCATCTCTTCAAAGAACTGAACACGCAGATCATTGTCTCGGGTCCAGATACCCAGGATGTTAGCGATGTCTTCAGGTTTATCCACAGTGATCGAGTCAAACACGATCTTAGAGACCCAGTGCTGATACATACGCATCTCGGTAGCAGCCATGTGTTCTTGATACATGGATTCACGCTGAGACATAGGTACGTCATCAGTCACACTGGACAGAACGCTCGACTTGATACCTTCCACATACGCTTCGGTCATGATGCGCTTTTGATGGGAGGTAGGCGAAGACAGTGTCAGTTCAGTGGTGCGGTTCTTACCGATAGTGATGACCTGGCCCAGATGCGCATCCAGTCGCTCTTGATATTCCTTGACATTAGCCAAGGACATTTTGCCAGCGCCACGGTTACGCATATGCGAGCGGCAGAACTCGGGCAGCGCGGCGTTATCCACCCATTGCAGTTCCTGGGGATGAATTACCTCACTGATGACTGTGCGGCACTTCGAAGGATCAGCCAAGCAGCTGCGTTCGATATTGAACCCGCGAGGATAGTTAGCGCAGATGAAGCCCCAGATAAAGTCCAGTTCGTCAGAAGCCTTCAAGTGCTGAGGGATATCATTGATAGCCATCTCACCTGGGTTGACCGAGGTAGCGTAGACGAAAGGCAAAATAGCATCGATGATCGTCGAGACAGTCAAGGAAGTTGCAGTCGAATGCAGCAGACCGTAAGTGTCACGACACAGACGTGTCACATCGGCACCGAGCAGGCGATTGATATTCAGCCAGACAGGCTCAGGTGCTGGCTTGAATGTCACCCAGAAACCAGAGTTCCACATACCTGCATGGAAAATGTCACCCATTTCCATGTGCGCATATGCCAGTGTCAGAGCTTGTTCACCGGTGACAATCTTGTTAACTGGTGCTTGATAGTGGGGCACTTGCGAACGCAGCAATTCGCCATTGACATGCACGCCTTGACGCCAATCACTGCCTTCACGGCTAAGAGAGCTTTGCAAAGCATTGTCTGCAGGATTGGTCCACAGAGAGTTCAGATAGGTAGCACCCCAACGGCGGTCTTCAGCCGAAGACAGTTGACGCAGACTAGGGAAACCGCGAGACAATGCCTCGTGATATGCGGAGGATGCCGAAGGAAACATGCAAGTTTCATTCACATTCACTGTGCCAGGGGAAACAGTAGCGCGAGAAGGAGTGACGTTTTGACTCTTCTCATCTTCGAACTTCATACCGGGGAGTTCCGCGGCATCGATTTTGGGTAGTTCCTTGGTTTCCTCAGGACGCTGAACCACAGCAGGTTGAGGTACTGCATCGGGAACAGACTGGGGTGTGATGTTTGGATCAGTCATGGTGTTACAATTCGCTTTCAAGATAAATCTATACCTGAGAATCTCCCAGGCATAGATAGGTGAATGATTTATTGCTCAGTTGCTTGAACAGGAGCTTCTTGAGCTACTTGCTCTTGTTCAGCAACCGCAGAGGGTTCTTCAGCCGAGGCCGCTCCTTCGGCACTAACCAGTTCAGGTTTTCCGTCAGCTTCAGCAACATTGGCTTCTTCCGCGCGCTTGCGCAGAGTCTCCAGTGCAAAGTGATGATGCTCTTGCAGGTTGAAAAGAGTATCAGGTACCACGATCGCCATTTCCTCACTCAGAGAAACGAACTCCAGACCCAAAGACAGGTAGTCAGTGTATTCAGCGGGATCTTGGATGACACCAAGGCGGCCATTGCGGCGAGAGGCCAGTGCGGACCAGCGCTGAGCATAGATCTTCAGATCTCGCATCACGCCAGTATAGAAAGTTTGGAATTCACCATTGCTGGTTCCTGCCATATCTACCACGATACGGATCTGTTCAGCCAGATTAGTTGAACCCGCGATCTGATCGCGTACCTTGGCTTCTACGCCATTGGCCAGTTCACTCCAGGAGGCGTTGTTGGATTGCTTGCGAAACAGTGCATTGTCGACGCCCAGTTGCGCTTGGATTTGAGTTGCTGCGTTTGTCATGATTTCTTTCTAGATGTAAAAAGTTGTTGTAATAGTCCAGGCTATTAATATGCTATTTTATTTTTTCACAAAAACAGCACGCCAGTTGATCGATTTGACGAATTGATCGAGTTCTTTGGGTTTGACCGACAGCGCAATGAACTGTTGGTTATGGATTTCCAGCTTTCGACGGGCGATCTTGCTCATTAGGAAATGAACAGCCTTGACCATTTCCCGAAGTTCACGATTGAGGTATCGAGGTTCGTAGTTACTTAACGAATCAGTGGTGGTAGGAGCAGTGGAGAACAGATCCTTCTTTGCGTCCTCCATGTCTTTCCGGTCTTCCTCGATCTTCTTGACTTCGTCGTTGTATTTAGGGGACAGCCAAATATCCTTATCGCCCTTGGTATCCAGTACTACAGGAATCGAGGGCGTTTCATCGAGCTTCTTGTAAAGCTGGATGATGAAATTAGACAGTCGAATCTCTCGATCGATATCGTCGATAAAATCACTGATGACATCCAACTGAATTGGTAGATTCAGATCACCCTTGGCCGTCACGAAAGACATGATGTCTTCCTTGAACATGGGATATAGGCGAGACGTCTCGCGAACGCGCTTGCGCATCTCTTCATTGCGCTGGAGTTCGCCATAGTAGATCGAAGTAGGAGACTCATGCTTCTTGTTTTGAAGTATGTCCTTGTAGAAAGATGGAAGTTCGTCGACAATTGTTTTAGTCATGATTAAACTCTGTGTTGGTTGGGCGAAAGAGTCTCTTAAACATCGAGAGGTCTCTACTCTATTTATACAGTACGTATTATTAATACAAAATACAAGCATTGGCGCCAAATCTAATGAACATATAGGCACTTGCCTTAAATTGTATGTATTGATTAAATAAACTTTCTCTTCACTAGGAGTGGCGCTATGGATGATCTGATTACTTTGTTTGTGCAATCGAACTACACCGAGCAACAAGCGGAGGATATCTTTGAAGCGATTGGACTCATGCGAGTCTTTAACTACCTGGATCCTTTTCTCCCCATGGAAGACTTGTTGATGAATGAGTCCTATGAGGATCCCATTGTCATGGTTGACAAGTTCTCATTGATCATCCTGAACGCACAGGCGTACCTGTTAGATCGTCACGGTATCTCTTTGTCGGAAGACACTACATTGGCCTTCAATAACCAAGTGCTGCGCGTGATGTTCCAACTACAACGTCTAGAAGATCCAGTTCCAGTACTGCGTGTATTGGAATCCGACAATGACGACTCTATCAAGTTGTGTCAGATCCTGGAGATGTTCACCAATACTCCAGATACCACGTTCTTGCAGATCGTAGATACAGTTCGTCCAGTTTGCCTGAAGCTATTGGCTGAATACCTGTACGAACAAGAAGAGACGCAAAAGCTAGCTACCAAAGAGCTACCTATCTTGAAAGAGAATGTGCGTTTGTTTACCAAAGTCTTCGGGATCAACGAAGCAGTTCGAATCATCATGGACTCCGATGTCATCATGGGAGAAGACTTCGAGTTGTATCTGCCTTTGTACGACGAACTACGTGGTTTGATCACAGATGAAAACATGTTGGTCCAGACACTGGTGTTCCTGTTACTGTACTCGGGCAACGGTACACTCAACCCTATCGCTGTTTATACAGAATACGCCGACCGCTTGGTCGGCGATCTGGAGACTGCAAATCGCTTGGGTAAGGTCATCGCGGAGATGATCACCAAGATGACCCGACATAAGGAGCAAAATGCATGAAACGCTTAGACTTTTTGAAAGGGTCTTTCCTTAACAAGAGGTATTTGGAAAGTGATTGGTGGGTTCGCTGTATGTCCAATTTCAGTGATCCGGATCCAGCACAGGTACCCAAGCAACCATTTACGCTGATCCGGCAACCATGGGGCTTGGGTACTTATGATCAGAATCTAGAGATCCAGCCTATTGAAGACTACTCTGGCAAAGGGCCGTTGTTCGTAGCTAAAGACCCAGTCCATGTAGACCAGACGTGGCTACCGAACATCACAGCACCGATGGATACCACGTTCGGTATCTTGGTTAGTAATGCTGTTTTGCTGGCTGAGGTATTTGGAGCGAAGATTCCTTACATCAACAAGGAAGTGAAGATCTCTGAAATTGAAAAGATCATCATGCCCCGGTTGGAAAGCAATCCGGACAACTATGTACCCGGTCAGATCGTAGCGGTTCCCAGCTCTGTCACGGATCCTCAAAAAGAAAAGATCTATGTCTACGAATATTTGAACCTGACTAAAGGTATCGAATTGATCGCGACAGTGATGGATCTGTTCACAGTGGGCCTGACCCAAAAGACACTGCTTCCTCCTCCTGGTATTGAGGAAAAGAAGAAACAGATGCTTCAGCGCCCAGGTCTGAATCTGAATGACCCTATTCAAATGGCTGCATTTGAAAAGGAACTTTTGGAATTCGACTATGACTACCTCAAAGGCGATCCAAGTCTGGACAAGTTCGCAAGTGGCAAGATCCTCAAGGACAGCCGAAAGAAACTGTTCTTATCCATGGGCGCAGAAGGAGGCTTCCGAAAAGACGGAGGCATCACTGGTATCTCCCGCTCTCTGTCAGAAGGACTCCCTACTGACCCTGATCAATACGTAGCGACGATCAACGGATCCCGTGCTGGTTCATTCTCTCGTGGTTATGAGACCATGCAAGGTGGCGTGGCTGCTAAGCGAATGCTGGCCGCTTCTAATAACTACGTGATCGTGGAAGGTAACTGCGGATCGACCATGGGTATTACTCGCAAGTATTATCCTTGGCTAGTGAACTCTCTACGAGGACGCACAGTCATCAACGGCTCTACGCAAGTGAAAATCGGCGACGGTGAAGATGTCAGTAAGTATCTAGGCCAAGTAGTGAGAACCCGCTCTCCCATGTACTGTCGTCTACCTGGGGAAGAGATCTGCTCGACATGTGCTGGTGATGCTATGGCTAAATACAAGACAGGTATCGCTTTGCCACTGACTGAAATCTCTCACGCGATTTTGACGGCATCTATGAAGGCGATGCACACTAACTCGTTGACGGTTAATGACTTTAACCTCGATGATCTATTCACGTAAAAACGGACAGGGACATGAGATAATGTGCGATGCGGCTTATCACTTTAACCAGGCTCTGAAGTACTGGACGAAGCTCAACACCGAATGCCTTCAGGCGATATGTGGTCACTCAACGATTAAGAATTGGACAGATTCCCTGGCTGATTCGATGGTTGAGAACCAACTTCAAACCTTTCGATTTTTAAATACATTCTTCAACAGCAATTGATTAAAAATCATATATAAACCAGTCCGGGGAAACCTGGACTGGCCTGTATAAGGTGGGTATACCTTAAACAACACCCAAGGAGTAGTTATGGATTTCTATCAAAATAACCAGGGTCAAGGCGGCCAGCCTGAATCTCGCCCTGGATTCACTGAACAACCGATGAACTTCGGTCAAAGCAGCAACCAAGCACCTGCGCCTTCTCAAAACAGCTACTCCGGTGGCAGCTATCAGAACCAAGCTCCACAACAGCAGCAGCCTCAGTACACCTCGACTGGCGGCGGAGGCAACAATGGTGGTAATTGGCAAAACCGTCAAGGTGGAAACAACGGCGGTAACTGGCAGAATCGCCAAGGAGGTGGTGGTAATTGGAATCGCAATGGTGGCGGAGGTGGCGGTGGCGGTAACTGGAAGAATCGTCAACAACCGAAGCCTCTGACCCCTGAGGAACTGGAAAAGCTTAAGCTCCCCAAGACTGCTGTCATTACCGGTAACGGCCGCGCGCCTGATCAACTGAAGCCTTTGATTGCAGAAGCTGGCAACATCCTGGCTCACCATGGATATACCATCCGTGCATCCTGTATGGACGGTTTTGACAAAATGGTGATGGAAACCATTCCAGGTGTCGAGCTTCACATTCCGTGGAAGAACTTCAACCAAGTCCAGGGCGAAGCTTCTTATTTCAGCAACGACGAGTGCAAGGAATTTGCCAAGCGCTATTTGCCTGAATGGAGTAACATCAAGGAAGTACAACAATCGTTCTATGCCAAGAACGTGCGTCTGATCCTGGGCAAGTACCTGAAGCAACCATGCCAGATTGTCATCATTTGGTCTGAAGATGGATGTGAAGGTCCAGCTACCCGCACGATGCAGTCCGGTCAAGCCGGTCACGTCGCAGCGATTGCTAAGGCGATGAACATCCCCGTCATCAATCTCTCTAACCCCAACGCAATCCCTCGTTTGCGTCAATTCTTGGAGTCCTAAACAATGTCGAAGCAAAACAACGTATTCAACAAGTCCACTCAAGCCCCGCAAACTGATCCAGTTGCAGAGGCACACGCCAAGGCCCTGGCTGAAGCTGCTGCCAAGGAAGCACAAGGTTCCAGCGAAGCACAAAAGCCTGCTGATACAGAATCTGCGAGTGAGGCACCTGTCCCTGTGACTGAGGCATCTGTGCCTGGTACCGAAGCGCCTGCTGATGCTGGCAAAACCGAATCGTCCACCCCAGCAGTGGTGGATCTGGGCGCCCTGGTCTCTGAAGCCAAGGATGTCAAGGATCCAGCACCTCAAGCCGTGAAAGTTACTTCTGATGTCACAGACACCACCCAAGCGAAGCAACCAAGTGAACAACCCACCATCCAGGCTAAGCCCAAGGCCGTCGATCCCAAGATCGTCAAACGACCCGATGGCGCCGCTCCTCGCCAAGCTTCCCCTCAAAGTACGGGTAACGCGGCGAAAGTCGTGACCTCCAATGAGTTCGCAGCGATGATCGCAGCTGAGAAGGTCAAGGGTTCTACCTGGGCTGTCGATGTGATCTCGTTCTTCGAGCGTTACGTTGAAGTCATGGCTCCTCGTCGCATCACTTCGCCTGCTGACATCCTGAAGTGGCAAGAAGGTCTGTACGACAAGCTGGTGTCTATTATTGAGCGCTCGCCCAGCCATGAGTTCCCACGTCTGTGGCGTCTGGCTATCGCTTACTTCGGTGAGTATCGCTCTGCGTGTTTCAGCCCTGTGTACTACAGCCGTGGTGCCAAGGAATGGAAACGCGATCCCAAGCAGTATCAGATTCTGACGTCTCTGACTAACCTGCTGGAAGCAACTGCCCTCGATCCCAAGAGCGTGAACCAAGTGGTGAACGTCAATGCGATCGTCGGTGAGAAGTTCAGTGAAGAAGGCCGCGGTCGTGTGATCGCTTTCTATCTGAAATAAAAAACAAACCACTACCACTCCCTCTGCGAAAGCAGAGGGAGTGGTAAGTGTTTATGCTTGCTCGATTTGGTAGACGAATTCGTCAATCTCTTCAAAGATCAAATCCTTGAAGCTTGGATGCAGAGTGATCTTCCCATTCTTGCGTGTACCTTGAGCTTCGGCAATTGTGGCTTGGAGATACATCGCTGTGTGATTGATGGCTTCATCCTTGTTACGATCAACAGTCAGCTTGTTATCCAGACTCATGAAAGCAGAGATGAATTTCACTAGCAGTTGGAAGGTTCCTCCTACGTGCTGGAAACGATCAAGGAGTGCGTGTTCTGTGCGAAGTGGATCTTCCAAATCAATCCGCGGGCAATTCGCCAATAGGCTATACAGAGAACTGATCATGCGCGGATCCAGCTGCATATTCATAATGAATCCAGGATTGATCTTCACCAACATGCTCAGTGCAGAACGAGCGTACTTGTAGTTTTCCAGAGTTTTGAAGTTCATGTTTTTCCTTGTGTATAAAGATGACTACACAGGAGGCTACGGCCTCCTGTGTAGTATTAGTGGTCCTCGCCAATACGAGCACCGTAGTTGAAAGTCTTGATAGACTTAGTGATGTCTTTGAATAACTCAAATCTGAACTGAGTGTACTGGAAGTGCTTTTTGATATCCCGACAAAACGGCATATACAAAGTCACCTTTCGTCCACCCGGTAGCTTTCTCAAGCGACCAAGCACTTGGAGATTTGATTTACTACTATTGACCATGGTTGTGCAGATGTTGCAAATCAAGTTTGGAATATCCACAGCAGTGCCACTGGATTGAATCGTACTGACAGTGATATCAGAAGACATCAGATCAGCATACTTGTCGCCTTGTGCAGCGCAGTATCGAGCAATCTTCAATTGCGGATATCTGAGCGTCAAAGCCAGGATGAATTTATCGGCCATGTCCACCGTAGCAACATAGACAATAGCTTTCTCTCCCTCTTGTCGGACTTTCATGAAGTCCCAGTCTAGGATACCTGTGACGATCTGGATGTAACCCTTAAGAAGTCTTGGATAGCGAAGAATGCTTTTCTCCAAGACTGCATGAGAGTAATCATTGCGTCCAAATGCCTGGTACCGTATTTTGTGTAGAAGATCTCTAGCGAAATGGTACCCGATGAATTCCACATCGATGTACTTCTCCATTTTCACTTCTTCATAGCGTTTGATCTTCGGAAAGATCACGTTTTGCACACGCTCAACAAAAGCATCCTCAGCACGCATAGTGCCGGATAGAGCAATGAACTTAACGCCGTGTAGATGTGCTGCCAGTTTAAAGACTTTATAGATGTGTTCGTGAGCTTCGTCTACACCTACTAGACCCACACCAGTCAATGCTGGTAGCTGCCATGGCACTGCACCGTAGTCCTGTAAACAACCCTCAGGGTCATCCTCATAATCACTGATAAAAGCATCCATGGTCGTCAGCGTAATAGCGATGACCTTGGGTAGCTTCCTGGAGCCTTGCTCCTTGCAAATATGAATCAGACCACGTAACTGCGCCTTGGAGTCTACTGGCATGATCTCAGACTTCTTGATCTGAAGATTAGATTCCAAATCACCGGTGACATCTTTATCACCCACCCATTTCACATGGTACTTGGGTAAAACAGATATAATCACCCGTTCACTAAGCTTTTCCATGATCCCACAGAAGGTAACGGTTTTACCACCTCCAGTAGGGATGGCAATCAGCTTAGAGAAGTGATCTCCGATGTCGACTTCATCCAAAGCAAACCTTCGAGCATCTTCCTGATAGTCTCGAAGAACACGCCCTTGTTGCAGACGAAAGTCGATCTTATCTGGTTTGTGTGTCTTGATGTATTCGATGGTCAAGTCTTCAGCTAATAACTGAACAGCACGCAGTTCAGTCTGTAGACCAGGGAATTGTCCTTTATGAAACCAAAACGCCTCCCCGTCATTTAGCTCAGCTCCGTAGATTTGAGTAGGTACACTAACAGTGACCATCTCTCCTCTGGAGTTCTCAACCTTCTTATCAGTTCTGACTACCCAGTCATTGAGTACCCGTCTACAAGCCACCTTGATACGAGGGTCATTTGCAATGACTTTAAATCCATGCGTAAAGACCTGAATAGTCCCGACATCTTTCTTACTATGCAGCATCTATCTACATCCTTCTATCCTGTTTCTAATCTAAGTTGCCATATTTGATCCTATTGTATCTGTGTATTTTGTGAATATATGAAAGGTAACTCCTGTACTCCTAGGTGGAGTACAGGAGATTACTTAACCCTTTTGTTGAAGATATTTGAGGCGGTTCTGAACTTTTTGAAGTCCCTGGTTACGCGTTTCTAATTCGATTTGTGTCCTAGTGAGGATTTCAAAAGGCGTGTAAAGGTTACCGACTTCCCCATCGCCTAGTCGGGCGTAAAGCGGGTACTTCAGATTATCCGGGTTCTCTTGTACCGTCTTCTTGAGTGCAATGTAGAGCAATCGGTAATCAGTAGCATCCGTCAGATACGCCAGTCCTTCGAACACCTCGGGACATTTCCTGTTACCTGGGATAGGTAGGTTCGAAGTCAAAAGACCATTCAGAATAGCTGTGGCTGGATCTCTGGTGATCGCCCGAACCACTCGCCCGAATTTAACCATAAATCCATCATCTTTTTCTTGAATGGATTCAATAAATACATCTCCGAGCGCCGCTTTGTCATTAGAGTCAACCAATGCGTCTGTGTAGATTTTCAATTCTTGTTCATTCTGGACGAACATCTCATAGAAAACTACGTTGTTGGTAGAAGCGATCAATTCCCCAACCTCATCCTTGATATCATTCAACAGTCTGTTGAAAGTACCTACAGAATAGGTTTCAAAGAACATCACACTGTCGGCTTTCTTTTCAATCAAGAAAGCGATCTCACCGCGAGCAATGATATCAGTGATTCGTTGCTCCCAGTGCTCTCCTGTCAACAGTGAGCCATTGGTGGCGTGCAACACGCACTCCAGCTCATGCATAGACTTGACGGTGTAGTAATGGATCAGATCACAGATGCTTTTCCGCTCTGGTTTTCGAAGACCTTCAGGCAAAGGAAGTTTCGCTTCTTCCAGAATCTTCAGTAGCGGTGTAATAGTGAGAGCTTCTCCCTTGATCTTCAGTGTTAATAGCACGAGAGATGGGTTATCTCCGATTAATTTAGCGTCCCAGTTGCACCAGCTGCTGGATAGACGAAGGCGCTCTGTATGAGCAACAGCGGTTTTAATAATGCACTTATAAATGGTGTAGCCGTCAATTGTTTCAAATTCGATCATGATTGTCTTTCGATTACTTAATATTCAGTTTGTCTTTAAAAGTTTGAAGTGCAGCAGCCGTGATACTTATTCGGTTTTCCAAATATTCTTGCCACTGTGCGACAGTGTAACACTTAGGGGTAAAACGTAAAAACTTAGTACTGACGAAGTCATATTTCGAATATAAGACATAAGGATATCCATTTGTGTTACCCAGAGTTCCTTTATTATATTGGAACATAAAAAGAAGCTCTTCTGCTGGGTTACTGATAATACAGACCTCTCCGCTGTCAAACTCAGTAGGTTGAGGACTCTGAGCTTTTGTCGGTAACGGAAAGTTCCCCAGTTTACAGAATAAGAAGACATAATACAAAAGCTTTCCCGTCACGTCGGATGGGTAATTACTAAAATCAAAGATGGCGATTGTTTGGCCTTCATTGATTTTCATGTCTTTGATCTCCGGATCAGTCGGTTCCGGTACTTCTACGTTGATATTACCCAAAAATCTAGTTCGTGCTACTTTAATAGCGTGTGTGTTTACTTCAGCACGAGACGCGTCGATAATCACTTTGAAACGTATTTGTTCAGTCTTTTCTTGCATGATTTTCTTAAAATAATAAACTATCACTCTGTGGTCTTTCGACCACAGAGTGACTGGCTTTAGTACACGATCTCAGATTCGCCTCTGAGTCGGCGCTGGTAGTTGGAGTTCACATACGTACGGCTATTGTACGTCAGATACTCCTTAGGACGGATGAATACATCCATCATGGTATCCACACCCTTGCGACGATAGGAATCGGGATTGATCAGCAACGGAGCCCATTCTTGGAAACTGACAGCAGTACCCATCGAACGGTTCCAGATCAACGCCTTACCAATACCAAGGCATGCAGTTTCACTGCCTCGACCCATCGCATAGTTATTGACACCAGCTTGTAGCAACGCGTACATGATCGCCTCCATAGGTGCGATATTAACGTCCAGCTTAGGCGTGACCAAGTCATAGACTTGACCCAGCACACGCACTGGTGCGTCTTCTGTACTACGTTCGGCCAGGTTTTCGAACTTGGACTCAATCAGTTCCGCGATTGCGTTACCGTGAGCAGAGAACGATACCTGGATATCAGGCAACGTGAAGATCACGTCGTCCGGGTTCCATTTATCCAAATGGATCACGAAGTTGTTACGCTCGTCAGTCTTATATCCATGTTCATGAATATATTTGAGCAGCTGATAGGACATCGAAGCTTGTCGTTTGCCTTGTTCCAGTTTCAGGGTATCGGAGCCCTGGGAACCATCACGCGGCGAGTTGTACACGATTCGAATCTTCTCGAAGCTTGTGATACGCTCGGGATTGAACATGGTGATGTCTTCACTATTGACCACATCAACCAAACCCAATGCATCATCACGCGCCACAATCAGCCTTGGACTCCACTTCAATACGTCCGGTTGAAGGACATAGTCAGTGTTCTTGACACCTCGACGGAAATACAGTCGCAGATCATCCGTGAAGACGATACCGGAGCCTTGACCCGAAGAGATATGGTGCTTGGTAGACAGCGTCTTCTGTGAGATCTTGGAGACCACAGTCGTAGCTGACACCACACCCAAGTTAGCCCAACGCGAGTGATTGTTGCTCAATTGACCGAAACACACCTGACACACACCGTGTGCGTCTGGATGTTCACACGTCAGAACAGAGCGCATCTGGATCGTTGTCCCTTCCAGATGCTTGTCAGACTCCTTGACATACTTCAGCTTTCCAGTGCCTGCTTCCACATAGTACTTACCGACCAAGTACTTTAGGTCGGAGTTACGCCATTCACCAGTCGATTCGATAATCCCTGCAGGACGCACGAAGAATGGGATGGTCTTATGTGTTCCACAATCCTCATAGTGGATACGTTCCAGGACACACGTCTGTAGTTGCAGGCGTCGAGAGAAATACTCAGAGTCCTGCAATGGAGATTCAGTCGCGGACAAGTGCTCAGCAGAACCCCGGGAGTCCCCTGCGAACTCATACAGGTTGTTCATACCAAACAGATAGTTAGACCGAGCCAGGTGTCGGAAGATGCGACCGTTGACTTCTTTAGGAAATCCACGAACACCAATCGACTGGCATACCTGATTCAGTTTAACTGCGCCACTGCGAACAGCTTTGACCATTCCATTGTTAGCGTAGGCTTTATCATTGTTGATAACGTCCCCGATAACCTTATAGACATGCTCGACACCCTTGGGGGATGCCGGTGAAGTCATGGAAGCTTCCCAGATCTTGGGATGGTACATCAGGTCAATACAATCCATGAGGTGGATCGTCTGCAGATGCTGGCCAGAGTGTTTTCGTAGTGCAACGTACAATTCGTTCGTAGCTTCCTGGATCACGAGCTGGATACGCTCGCGCTGCTCAGGAGTCACAAACTCGTAATGCTCCGCGATCATCTTGAAGATATTGGATGCTAGCTTCGCATGGCTGGAAGCTTGAAGCATCTTCGATCCCAAGACGTGGGTGAAGTGACACCCCTTGGTGATTTTGACTTCTGGGAAATCCAAGAATATCCGCCAATAAAAGGAACTGGCAAATGTTCTCTTTCGAGTTACCTCGATAACCTCCCCGTCGTCAAACTCAATCTCGAACTTCTTGTCAAACCTCTCTAGTATTTCCTCTGGACGCTTATGAATAAGCTCGCGTATTTTGTATTTGTTCATTGACAACTTCTGAACCTAAGAGTTATTGCATTTGGTCGTTCTGATTCCTTATCCCATATATAAAGACAACCACAGTCCAACCATGACTATGTACCATGGTCATCTTTATTTTATATATCCCTCTTAAGGATAAACCTTTCCCTCCTCGGGCACATAAACCATCTCAACACCATAACAGTGCAAGAAGTTCGTAGCAATCCCGATAGGGCGTGTATCACCATAGTCGAACTGAGTCCGATCGATGATATTGTCAATATTGCCGGAATGCTCACAGGAAACCAAAGCTCGCGCCATCTGCAGCTGTACCACAGGGTTGCTGGCTCGGTCCATCATGTCTGCGATCATCTCGGGGTCTTGAGTGTGAGCCGCATAAGCGCGAGCCTCGGATTCACCGATGGTTCGAGCTGGGCTGTCCTTCCATGGCTTGCTGTACTTATCAGCTTGGTTATGCTTGATCAATACTCCAAACGGACCATGGGCGGCAGTAGCGACAGTCAGAGTGTCTTCGGCTGTCTTGTCCAAGAGCATGATCGGCAATGGTGCGATCAAGATTGGATCCTTGGTAGGCTCGCTGTGTCCGTCTTCGATCAACTGGTGAGTCACGGGACCATAGCAGACAGGCAGCCATTGTTCCATATCCCACGCAGCCAAAGGAGCGGGCTTCTTGCAACCGATATCCCGAATGAAACGTGGATTATCCTCGATACATTCATAGACATGCAGACGTTTGTATTTGACTGGCAGTCGATCCAGTCGCTCAGAGTGTTCGGGATTCACACAAGCATAGGTCTTCATCAAGAACTCCCATGCCTTATTGAACACCTCATCACTCAGATACTCGACTTCCTCCGGACTACATCCTGGCTTGAGACCAGTGATTTCCCGAAGAACTCGCCCAGCCTTGACAGCAGCAGCGCCGAACTGCATCAGATACAGTCGAGCGAAGTTGGTTCGCGCCACAGTACCATCTGGCGCCATGACCACGTCAGCCACATTACCGTCTGCGTCTCGGGGCATCCGGTAAGAAGGAAGGATCTGAGCAATCACGCCCTTGTCACCAGACAACGAAGTCAGCTTGGCACCCAAGGTAGGCAGCAGCTCATACTCAACGACAAACTCGATATAGTATTCGTCCAGCGGTTCCTTGTTCATAATGCCTTGCAAGGGCTTCTCGTTATGAGCGCGACGCTTGTGGTCGCAGATCGCGCGAGCATGCACAAGCATGGCTTTGAGTTCCTTGGAGAAGTTCGGTGTGTTAGTACCAAACTTCGTATAAGCCTCTCGGCAAATACGACGCTCACATTCCAGCAGTTCTTCGTTGAAACGGATATATGCCTGGCGATACTTCTCCAGCTGCTGTGTCATTTGAGGCGGCAAAGCAGAAATGGTATCTGCATTACCGATGACCTTGATATCTACGATTCGACCACGATGGCCTTGACGAGCATAGATCGGTTCATCAAACGCATAATTGATACGCTTGGTAGCCGAGCGAGACATCGTCACGGGAGCCAGACCAGGTGCATATTCACGCAGCCACAGCAAAGCTCCGTCGTCTTCGGTGTATTCGCCGATATCGTAAAAGCCCTTGTAGTTCTCATCAGTTCCGATGTTGACTGGGAACTTCTTCACACCAATGTTGGCGCTGCGGCGTTCGTAGACTTTATACCCCAGCTTAGGCAGACAGTCCTCATTGATCAAAACCGCGTCCTCAGCCACGATGTCAGCAGATGCCAGCATACAGTTGAGGTTGGTGGTCATCGTGTGGAAACCACCGATGTTCGCTGGTGTGTCCCCGAGAACTGTATCCTTGGCCAGCTTCATGCCTGGTGAGATGTTCTTGAGATGGTCCGACAGTTTGTTGCGATAGCCGAAATACTGATGATACGACTTATGGTACGGGACGCATACCACGTCATATAGACCAGTCTCGTCGTCAACAATAACCACCACAGTCTCGGGATTGAATCCCAGACTGCCTTGACCAACACCCCGTGGATATCGATCAATCGCTTGGAACACCCGGGCGTCGAATGGCACTCGTTCACTCGTAGTGTACTTACTGTACTCAACTTCCACCCCTGCAAGAGTGTAGGGTAGTTCCGCGCCGTCGATCACCAAGTGCTGGGATGCATGCGAACTCATCATCGTGGATCGAGACGGTGAGTTGTTTGTCAGAAATGGATTCCATGCATGGAAACCCACAACTTCAGGACGCATCTGGTTAACTTGGTGTTGACCTAGTTCACGTTGCGATTCTAACATATCGATAGTAGCCTTTCTTTTTAACTAACCGGTTGAGTCACATCGAAGATGCGGCTCATATAAAGTATATACCAACTTAAAATTCTAGAAAAGCCATGGCCTCCAATCAAAAACTCTACGAACTCCTGATTTACAGCAACGCCAGCTGGCCCATGTTTGATCCTTCAGTCAAGACCTGCATGGAGCAACACCTTCAATATCTCAAAACAGCTGGTAATGTCCGAGAGGTGCTTATTGATAATAAGTACAAAGGAAAGTACTATGGCGACTTTTACGCGGTCTTGTCTGACCTCGGACTAGCGCCTAAGTATCATTACCTTACTTTGCTTCTCAATGGGATGACAAATCCAATTGAATTCGTCAACCAACTGACCACAGTGCGTCTTCCTGATACAGATATCATTGATCAGATTCTGTCTGTATATAATACAGGCAAAGCCAATCTTAAGACCGAACCAGGACAATAAGAAAAATTCACACATACCCAGATCTGTCCATTCGGGCAGATCTGGGTAGTGTCAGGTCTTAGCGACGCCAGTTAGCTCCGCGACGAGCTAGTGGTTCATCGTCATAAAGACCTCGGCTAGGTGCTGAGTAGCGACCATTATCACGCCCGTAGTCCCGTCCATAACCCCGAGGCTCTGGATCTTCGCGCCAACCGCGCCCACGGGAAACAGGCTCTTCACGCCAACCACGACGACGATCTTCTTCGTCGTAACGAGAACCGTAACGACTAGTGCGACCGCGGGAATCATCGTACTGACGACCACGGGGCTCGTAGCGTCGATTCTCTTCTTCGTAGGTCAGCGTGCTACGCTCCAGGTCTGGACGCTTGCGCAGAATGTCGCCGATGGTCTTTTGTCCTGTAGGCTTGGGCTCATTGGACTCAGACGACTGTCGACGATCTTCCCACGGCGGATCCACGGTGTCATCCTTTTCAGCTTCCCAACGCTGACGCAGGCGAGCCTTAGCGTCATTGTCAGAAGTTTGAGTAGGACGCTGAGTGCTTCGCACTGGAGGAGCATTTTCCTCAGCAGTAGGTTCAACCTGATTGCCCGATACACCCATATTGCCAGGAAGCGCAGGGATTCTCCGATTGAAGACAGCCAGCTTAGCCACTCCATCTTCAGTCAGGAAAGTCTCCCACGGTGTCTTGACCAGAATGGTATCAGTGCTGATACCGGCACGCTCCAGGGGTTCCTTCAGAGTTTCAGCGATCAGATTGATTCGATCACTGATCTTCTTGACGCTCATCAAGAACGACAGCAAGTTCGGCGCAAATGTATCGCCATAGCCGCTATTGTAAGCTTCAGACACATCGGCATCGACTTCTGGGAAGATAGCCTTTGCCAGTTGTTTGAAAGCTTTGTAGTCCTTAGCGCGGTACTTCTGATCAGTGCCTGGCTTGCATGGCTCTTCACCTTCAAACAGACGCTCAAACAGAGGAAACGCCACAGAACACACACGCTGGTAGCTCTTACCGCCATGACGACCATTTTGTTTGACATACAGACGCAAAGGCCAGTGTGTCGAGTCATGCGGATGAGCTTTGATGTGACCCCAGATGAACGAAGTCCAAGTGGCGATGGTCTTGTCTTCCGCATCCACCAAGTCCTTGATGAACTCGATTTGCTGAATCGACATACTCTTTTGCAGATTGATGTCGGTGTGCAGGCGGATCAGACCAGAGCCCAGCGTACTGATCGACAAGATCAGTCGCATAGTCATCGCGCGCTTGTAGAACGCAAAGACTTCAGACTCACCGCGGATAATCTGCTCACACAGCGGATGAAAGAAGACGTTGTTGTCAGGATCAGGGTTCTTCAAGTGTCCTGGGAACGGCAGAACCAGTTTACGGTTCATAACCATTACGTTATCAGGCTTCTTCTTGTCGGACTCTGGTTTGTGTACGACGAAGAAGTCATCATCTACCTGAAGACCAGCCGAATCCAGCAAGTCAAAGTAGAAATCCAAAATGGTAGGTTCGCTCATATTTGTTTCTCAAAGACTCATGGACCCGTTAAGGTCCATGAGTCAGGGTTGCTTAAATGCCGCTTACAGCGTAACCTGTGGAGGAATCCAGCTCGTTTGGCAGACGGTGGATCAGTGTCTCGATGTCATTGGAGAGATTCTCCAAGTGAGTTGCGTCACGAGTGAAGAACGGAGTCATCAAGCTGTCTGCGAAAGACGGCACGAAGAATCGCTGCTCGTGACCACCGTGGACACTTACAAAGATTTCTGTCTGGTCATACAGGTTAGCAGACACGCGAATTGCGAAGTCATCCCGACCGGCGCCAGACAGATCGAACAACAGATCATGGATTTGTTGCTCCATACGCTCGAAGATCTCCAAAGGCATGTTCTCTGCAATCGGAAGAGCATCTTCAGTCATCACCACGATTTCATGATCGATGTTCAGGTTACTGATGCTACCAGTGTAACCACGATGATAGTTACTCATCATGATCGCGCCCAGGCTGTTTGCGATCTGCGTAGCCCACTGAGCTTCGATGGTCGCCGCGCGCCAGTCACTCACATAAGCATCGGTGCTAGCCAGCTTAGCCAATGCACGACCTTCCAGGATGGTGCCCTCGATCACACCGTTCCGGCGGCAGTCTGGATCCAGATCGTACAGGTCACGCAACGTGAAGTTGGTCGCCACTTGTACTTGCTTGATCACAGCTAGCTGACGCAGGAATGGATTGTCCTCCAGCATAGCGATATCCGAAGCCAGCTCTTGCTGAGTGCGTGCCAGGATATTGTCGCTATCTACGCCGAAGTCCATGGGCTGGATATTTCGGCGATAAGTTTCCAGTGTGGAGCTGAGGTATTGGCCGGGAAGGTTGTCGGCTCGACGAGCGAAGATCGCATCTGCTGGAGAATTCAAGCGAGTGCGATAGTCACTGACTTCACTGGCATAGCCATTGGAGATGAAGCGCTGCTGCATGTTGCTATAGACGTCAACAGTCCGCATGAGTTCCACGCGGTTGTTGCTATCATAGACCAAGCGGCCATCGATCACCTGAGCCGATTCCTTGACAATCCCGAAATACTCAGGACCGCGAGGAGTCATGCGTTCGACGCGCTGCACACGAATGAAGCCATTGATGTACCAAGGCATATTCTCATCAATGTTGCCATTGCGAGTCAAACCCAGATACGAGGAGAATCCCTGGAAGTAGTAAACATCTTCACCACCCAGACGAGACTCCACCACGACTTCCATCATGAATCGGCAACGAGACTCGCCCCAGCCTTCTGGAATCTCGATCAAGTCACGATCTGTTACCGAAGATACGGGAGCCAAAATGCCAGCGCTGATGCCACGGAAGCTATTGGCTGTGATACGACCTTTGCCAGCAGACATCAGTCGATTCCGAATACTTTCCATGGAATGCTCATTGAGTTCCATTTGAAAAGCACGGTTGTAGACGTCATGAAACGCACCAGTCTGCTGAATAAACATGCTGCGAATCTTGACGATATCACCACCGAAGCGAGAATGTGACATTTGTATTTCCTTTTAAGTTAACGGAGGGCGAAATAGTTATGCTCAGTTGAATTGTTCTTCAGCTTTGACAAGCATGAATCCGATATCACTGCGCAAGCTTGGGAGGATCGGGATGCGTCGCATATGTGAGCCTAGGACCTTACGGACCAAAGCTTCATCTGCGGTTGCACGCCAAACCTGCCGAGAAAAGTCAGCTGCTAAGTTCTTGATGTCCTCTTGAACAAAATCATGACTCACATTGGTCACGGTCTTCTTCTTAGGTTCCCGACGGAACGGGAAGTTCTTGGACAAGGCTGTAGCTAGCTCTTCTGTGATCTGTGCTTTACTCCCGATCGGAGTAATGCGCATGTTGTTTTCTTCGATGATCGGCACGCTGGTAGCCAGCAAAGCCAGATAGTCGAATCCGCGATGACGCAAGACTGTCTCAGCAATGGCGCAGCATCGAACAACGATGTCTTCTTCCATATAGAACAAGCCTTGTGGTGGGAACACAGGGGCAATGACCCATTGAGTCAGCGTCACTTGGGGAGACTGCACGTCTTTGTTGAGCATCTCCATGGACGTCACCAGTGCTCGTTCCATGTCGCGGGTGATTTCCCGGTCATCAGCATCAGGACACAGCTGGATCACCAAAGAGTACGGATCACGCAAAGAGTATTCCATCTCAGCGATACGTCCGACAGTCACGGGTGCCCGAGCTTTGTACAGCTCCAGGGAACCACCGGAGTTCTCATTGGTCTCACCACTGCCTTCGCGATTGATGACCTTGCTGCGAACTTGCTGGCTATAGTCGTTGCCATTAGGTCCAGGTCGATCGATCACATACGTATAGACCAAGGCTGCCAGATTCTGACGAGGGCTATCAGAATACAGATCTTCACCTTGATACAGTTTACGCACGCAAACCAAACACAGCAAATACATCGGCATGTCATCCGAGCAGATGCCTTCAAGTGTATGATTGCCAGTGTAGCTGTCTTTGTTGATGTTAGCCTTGATGTAATTGAGCAAACGCAGCAACTCAGGAGAGTGCCAGATTTGAGAATCCTTGACCAGCAAGAACGAATAGGTTTCCTTCAGGGTTTTACCGACAGCATCCTTGACAGGCTTGCTGAACATAGCCCAGATGGGAATCATGCACCGGAAGATCACAGACAGAGCCATCAGGCCGATATAGTCTTCACGGATGTAAGTCTTATCCAACGTAGTGTTCTTGTCTACGTCATAGACATACTCAGCATCGATGCCTGTAGCTGGTACCTTCAGTTTGGATTTGGTCTTAATCCAGTTGACCACATCGTGGGTCTGGTGGAAACTCAGAAGTTCTGTGACAAGTTTAGTCAACTCGACACGAAGTTCGTTGTTACCAATCGGAGAGTCGAACAATTCACGAATGTCTTCGTAGATTGCATAGATCTTGGATTGGTCATCATAGCTCAGGCTTGCCCAATAGTCATTGATGCAGTGAAAGGTTTCATTGTCGCCTGAAAAGTGGTTCTTTTTGTACAGACTGAGCGGGAAGACGATCTTCCTCATAACTCCATCTATTTCGTGCTCCACAAGCACGCATCGCTCTTGGCTAAGCAGCGAAGATACATCTGGCGTAATACGCATAGACTTCCTCTTAATAAATTCAGAGATATACTCTCTATACCTCAAGTAGAGTATATATGCTTGTATAAGTTTACAAACGGCATCCTTCCACATCAGATATACCGCCTATATCGTTTTTTCCTTATCTTATGTTTTGTATTTTTCCAAGAACAAACAGACAACTACCAGGTACCGAAAGGTACCTGGTAGAGTGTCATTATTCGACGATTTGGAATTGACGAGTGCGCAGCTGGCGCAGGATCTGCTGAACCTTGTCACTGAACTGAACCAGTGTCAGTGTAGGCTTCTCGTCTTCCTTGGTCCAAGTACCGGCATCGAACAGAACACGAGGGGTGTTGCCGGAACGAGTTGCACGGAAGACCATGGCTGCATGCTCATGAGCTTCACGCAGACTGCGAGTCTTCACGACACGGTCAGCATGGGTGTACAGACGCTCCATCAGCTGTTGATAGGTCTCTTGGGGTTCGTTGTGGTCTTGATGACCATACGAGGGACGATTGCCGTACTGACGGCGCTGAGCGCCACCAGGAGTGCGTTGACGGAAGGAATCGGAACGGGGCTGGAATTGAGTTTGCATTTTGGAGGTAAAGGTTGGGTTTGAGATATCTAGAAAGTGAAGCTGTTCTAGGCTCACAATATATAGATACTTACGATTTATTTTGAATAGAGTCAGTTACAATTTTTGCAACCTGTAACTTATTATTCAGGGCGTGATAGGAAAGTCCCAACAGATGCCGATTGAATTGGTTCTGAGTCTCTGGATGATTAGCCAGAAAATCATAAGGAGCAGCGCCATTACACAGCGCCTTCATGACCGGAGATGCATCGTAGGTGTTGACGGGATCATGATGCTGGTAAACAGCTGGCGTATCAATGAAGAATCCAAACTGATGCAGAAAATTGGTACCAATCAAACCACTGATTTTTTCTTTCCAGCGATTGACGATACCGTCTACAGTCGCAACTGCAAATTCAACAGAAGCTTTGGAGTCGTCGTAGATATTGAAGATCGCTGTCTCAGCATGGACGATGTCTTGCATCAAGGAACCAAACAGGGCCTTTTGACACTGGGGATTATTGAACAGGAAGAACTGAGTATAGATCTCCAGCGCAGTATCTTCGTCTGGACAAGCCGCGTGGCTTAGCGTGCCAGGAACAAATAACCACCATGGCTTAATAAACCATGACGGCTTCTTCGTGGTCTGTTTAAGAGCAGTAATTCCATAGTCCCGTTTGGGAGTAGGAGAGATCTCTGTGATAAGTTTTTCTGTCAAGTCTTCGCGCATATTTGATTGTCGAGTATCTCCTTGCGGAGATACTCGATCCTTTCATTTAGAACTGGTAATCGTCGTCAAAACCGCTTGTCGAGGCCATCTTGGGCTTAGGGGCGCTGTTCTGGCCGTTTTGACGTGGGCGATAGCCGCCGCCTTCACGACGCGCCTTGCGCGCTTCTGCTTGAGCCTTGCGCTCTTCAGGAGTTTGCCCATCCATCATGTTGCTGAAAGCTGTGCGCAGATAGCGAATGGTGGCGATAGCGTGACGCTTGGACTTTTCTGCTTCCGTCACAGGCATGTTTTTACGACGGGGGACATGCCAGTCAAAACCGCGGAAATGGAACGTCAGCTCAGGACGAGACTTGTCAGCCGATTTCAAACCGATGAAACAAATGCCATCTTCCAAGCGACCCATGATCAGCGTCGAGCCGATGGTCTTTTCGTAGCCGGTCTGGGAATTTGCATCTTTGGCGCTGACCATGTTGTCCCAGGCCAAAATGTCTTGATCTTCAGATCGGAAGAACGCTTCGGCTTCATCCAGGATATCCATGATCACAGCATGACCAAAGCCTACTTGGATCGGACCCTTCTTCTTACCGTCGACGACTTCTTCATCGTCAATACGTGTCCACACGGTAGCTCGGGGATTGCGGTTCAAAGCACTCCACATGAAAGAAGATCGCTCCCGGTCTTTACCAGGAGTAGGGATGTAAAGCGAAGCCCAGGGGAATTCTTGGACCTTGAAATCGGATGTTTGTTGTTCAGACATAGTTGTTTAACGTACGTTAAGGGAAGGAAGATGCGCGCTTAGCTACGGCACGCACCATGGAGAATGCACTAGATATGCATCTTGTTTCTTTTTCCTATTTATTCACTCTCTACGGCCCAGATATCTCTATCTGGATACTTAGCCTGGAATAGTTGAGTCACTGCTTCCCAGCGCGCTAGATCAAGTTTAGTGATGGGTTCATTATCCGTACGACTGATTCGTCTTGTGGTGTATGTGTGATATTCCAGGCTATAAGCGTTAGGTGCTTCGACAATAGTAGGAACTACCTTGAAACCCATCGAAGCGAGCCATTGGACTGGAGTCAGGGTGTTCTTAGAGGCTTCCTTGGCTTCTTTGCTGACTTGTTCCAAATGTTTAACAAGTGCTTGACTTTTACTGGGATCCTTTTTGGACTCCTGTAAAAGCTCATAGGCTCTGGAATTGGTTGATAGGTTATGGGTGTAGTTTTTGTGAGTATAGGTGACGTGTGACATTTCTTAAGATCCTGAGCAATTGAGCACCGTTACCAGAACCGCAACTAACAAGGCAGCTAATGCTAGGCCGTTATAGAAATTATTGTGGTTGTCTGGATTTTCAGGTCCCTTAGGGGCATTTCCATTGATTTCTCTTTGCTCTCCTTCTTCCCGTTTTTTCTTTAGATCAGCCGCGATGCGCTCTAGTTCTCGCAATCGCTGTTGTCTTTCGCGTTCATACTTCTCTTCATCTTCGCGCCTTTTTTGCATGATATAGAGTTCATGATCTCTAATCTTGTTTTCTAAGAATAGCGCTAGCTCCAACCATGTATCGATGTCACGAAAATAATCGTAATTATGCACGAGGTGCTCATCGATGCATCTGGGCATCAATTCCAATATTTTATTATACGCTGTGTCACTGGGGGGTTCTTGCTTTTTGTCAGGCAACGCCAGTGCATTCATAGCTATTATTTCTTTAGTGGATGCTATTGGAGACCCTTCTAGATAAACAGATAACTCTGTAAACGATAGCCGACCTCCGCTAAAATTAATGGAGAACTGTTTTTGAGTTTCTAGAATTTCAATATCGGAACATTCACTTCGTCTAGATACAACATTCGGATCTTTGGAGCTTCCCTTAATAATGCGACCAAAGACATTCATGGAAAATGTCTGATTGTGTCGATACCATCGAACCGATTCCAACATCTCTATATTGTTACCGATGATGTCCGAGTTACTCTTGAGTGTCAGGTAAGGCGTAAACAATGCAGGAAACTCGATGGCCTCCGTTTCCTTATTCAGACGAGCAACCGACACTAGGTCGTATCCATTTAACTGATGATACAGCCAAGCGAAGATATAATTACCCTGTTCGTCTTTGCAAACATAGAGTTCATCATTAACTTTTGCAAAATTATGAGTGTCATATCGCAAAGTGATAGAAGCATTAGGGATGACGACTTCAGTCATATTAGAGCGGCGTAGGCCGAGAGTCATCAATGCCGCCTCTGTTTCGTTTTCCGTTCCAGGTGTCATCAGCTTCAAAACTACAGCTTGAGCTGGAGAAGATGCGATAAGTTTTTCCATGTCAATTTCCTTAAAGTATAAAGAGTACATCTAGGCGTCCTTTCGGGACGCCTAGATGTGATTAATGCGCGATGCGCGCGGATTGCAAAACAGCGTAGTCAAATGGATGCAAATCAATGCTCAGATCCAGCAGACATTTCTCTGACGTAGTAGCCGGAGTCCAGTTACGTTTATCGGCAGTATCCATGATCTGTGTACGGATCTTCATAGGCATGGGTTGGATAAGGACCTTATCACCCAGAGCCATCAAAAGAAACCGATGGAACGGCAAGATACTCATGTCCCGTTTAGGAACTGGGTAGTACTTCGTATTCCATTGAAATGGTTTCTTCAGTTTACCCGTATTACTTTCCAGCAAGTCCAACTTCTTAAAGTCTCGCTTACTCAAAAGGTCATAGGGAATGTGCGTCAGCATCAGTACAGAGTCCTGTCCTTGAGAAGCACGAATGGCTCCTGGAAAGAACTTGATGTCTGTGCGGATCTTCTTCAACTCCTTCATGGTCTTGTCGCGAAGATCAGTGTAGTGAAGCTGAATAGCTGTAGTGTCTTTACGCAAAGTAATACCTGCATGTATGTTCTTCAAAGCATGCTGATAATCACAGACGTAAAAGACTGGTATGCAGACTCCGCCGCCTTCATTGAACATCAGGCTTTGGATCGTGTCGATTTCATCAATCAACACAGCAGTGGTTTCTTTGTAGCCTGTTGAAGCCACAGCACTCTTATCAGCCGATTGCAACATGTTCCGGAACAGCGTATCGACGTTGATCCATATCTGATTATAGTCAGCGATGTTGATTTTTTGCGGTATCTCACGCTCCGGGTCATATACCGATTGACGCGGAGGAAAGATGGACTCAAAAGCTAGGCCCGTAGAGATACTTAGGGGAAAGCCTGAGGTCGTGCGATCAAAAAGGGACGGGTTGGACATAGCTTTTAAGTCGTAAGGGTTTAGACAATAGCTTCTAGTTCAGCTTTCAATAGCTCCGAGGTCTGAGGATCTAAAGGAATGCTGATGTTTTCCATGACCATCTTCACGATGCTCTCTGGAGTCAAAGCTACTACTTCGTAAGTCGTCGATAAGTCAACTGCCTTGGCTAACTCGTTGACAGACTCGCTGTGCTGTTTCTTATCCTTGTGCTTTTTGAAGACCATCTTGGGATGTGCCTTCTTGAACTCATCAAGGACAGTTAAAATTGGGTTATCGGGCCCAGTGGAAACACGGATGTGTGAGTTGTCAGGAAGTTTATCCAGGACTTTACGTACCTGTTCAACTCCTGCATCAAGATCTTTAGTCTTGACAACAATAGTCTTGAATATTCGCGCGCGTTTGTTCTCGATGAAATCAAACCAACTATCGCCTTCCCTGCGAAGATAACAGACGACTGCACCTTTCTTACCTTCTTCACCATGGGCTATGCGATCAAAGCTACCCTGGACAATGATTCGGTCACAAGTCTTGAACGTATGATCGTGTCCAATGTTGATGAAGTAATTGATAATGGAGAGATACCACTGGGTGTCGTGCTTAAGGGGGTGCTCTCCCAAATCAGGAATTTGAAAATCAAACATGCCATGCATACAGGCAATATCGATCTTATCGAGCTGATGCATCTGCATCAATTCAATCACCTGCTCTTTACAAGCCGCGGCAGATCCTGCCCATTCATCCGGAACATACAGTATGCTTAGACCTAAGTCATCCATTTTCTCAATGGAAAGCACACTCATGTATTTATAGTCTAGCCTACCTTCGTAGGCTAGAGCTATTGGGGTAAATAGTTCGGATTGATCGTAATCGTGTCCCGGCGTACCTTTGAGGTTTCTCAACTTGATGTTATGTTTCGCACAAAAGCTCATCAGCTCTCGCATCAATGTCGTCACTCGCACAACATCAGGGCTCTTAGAGTCCTTGTATGAGTCAAAGATATCGCCAGCCAGGAAAATGATATCTAAGTCAACGAATCGAGAATCAGGTTCAAAGTTACCGAAGTACTCCCGAAAAGATCCACAGATATACGCAGTCTCATTGAGATCATTGAGCATGTGTATATCTGAGATCGTTAGATAAGAGATATCCTTCTTGATCATCAGTCGAAGCTCAACTCACCCAAGAAGTCATCAGTAGGTCCACTGGTTTTGTTTTCCTGCTCAACTGGCTTGATACCGTAGTACTCGTGCATTTTCTTGATCTTTGCATTAGTCTCACGGGGATCAGGAGTGTTTTGGAACATATAGCTAATTTGCTGAGCCAGACCAACTTGCAGGGTGGTCTTAGCGACATGAGGCATCCCTGGAGAGCGCTCGATGTATTCTTTGTTCAGTGCTCGCAATCCTGCACGGTTACTGGGTTGAGCGATGTTCATGATGGATGTATCCATCAGAGCAGGGACTGTGAAAGCAACAGTACCATCGGGTTCAACCACATCGACTTCACCAGTAGGACCTCCGGCTACCTGACACCAGAAGTTATAAGCTTCGTCATGCAGGCGCTCTGGTGTATAGCCAGGAGGCAGACGCTTATAGGCTTCTCCTGAAACCACAGGCAGGAAGTTACGACGAAACTGTTCTTCTGGGAACTTGCGCCGTTCTGTCATTTTCGGAGTACTCAGATCAGCGACAGCGCGCTCACTGTCTTGCAAGATCCGCATAGATTCTTGGCGTTGCATCTCAGCGATGCTTCCAGCCAGGCGAGGGTTTTTTGGTTGGTTCATGGTGTAACTCCTAAAGATTATGTTCGAAGGGCAATCGAGCGTTCAAACTTGTTATTGTCGGATATATTGATCTGATTGACCAAGTTAACGGGAAGGGCTCCATCCTGTTGAACTTCAACATAAAGTCGGATAGAGTAACTGGTGGTTGTGACCTGATTATCAATCAAGGCACATTCAATGTCTACGTCATCGAAGTAACGCAGCAAGTAGGGTCGAAGCCGAACTCTCAGCTGGTTGATGATCTCGTTGGGATCAGTCTGATACTGCTGAATAATCCAGGGAAACGACGTTACCTGATTAAAAAAAAGATATGACTGGCTGTGCTCTGCTTCAAAGAAGTCAGACATCAGACAATCGAGTTTCTTAGCCGGGTCATGAATATACCCGGCGTCGATGGATGGATATGGGGCGGCCATGGTAGAGTACTTTCGTTTTGTTAAACTTACAGTCCATACCATTGACCGCCCGTGTGAATTTTAGCAAACCATGCACTTATTTGAAGTGTCGATAACATTGATGGTCGACGAAGTTTCAGTCACTTCGATCGTATCGCTGTTGGTGTATTCTTCACGCAGTTTGCGCACGGTGGCTTTTGATACCGATTTCACGATCTCCGAGACAATCGATTCACATTTGGAACAAACACAGGCATAGCGATAGACATATTTCATATCCTTGGCCTTAGTTCCGTGCTCACTCACTGGCTTCGCATAGAGATCCATGTTAACGCCATAGTACGCGATACACTCGTAGCCCAGCTCGGCAATCTTGTCTTTCAAAGACTGCTCTTTGGAAGCAACATAATGATCGACTCGGCTTTGTAGTCCGGCATTGACAGCCATGTCACGAAGATTCAAACGACCTAGTGTCTCATCCCCGCAATAGCGGGCCAAGATACAGATCTTTTTCTTTTTGGCGTGAGACGCAATAATAGGTCCCAGGTCTCGAAGATCCTCAGCAGAATCGATGTAGAATACAGAAGCTTTTTTCATGTCAATTTTCCTTTCAATTAATAAGCAGTAATCTTCAGGATCTCTTCGGAGATCCTGAAGATGTGCTTTAAGTGATCAAATCACCACGAAGCGATGTAGTGTCGGCACCTGCAGCTTGCAATGCGCGTTGCATATACCAGCTGTCGATGATATCGAATTGCTCTTCGACATCCAACTCACGATCGCCTTCCTTAAGTTTCTCGAAGTACTCTGTATGCACAAAGTTCTTCTCATCACCCTCACCAGGCTGCTCCATGAAGACACCGTTAACAACACGACGATAGTCGTAATCGTTTTCTCCGATGGCAGTTGGATCAGGAGCTGGTTGAGAATGGCTGTAGCCATCAATCTGTTGCTTGATGACCTTGCGACGGATCACAGGGTCAGCCAACAGGAATCGCTGCATGCGAAGTCCCACTGCCTGGAATTCCCCTAGATCCACAGGACGATAGATGCTATCACTGCGCCGCACCCCAGTGACAGCACGAATAGCAGCTCGCGTTCTACGCAAAGCAGCACTGGAGTTGATCTCTTCAAAGATCCGCTTGGAGCGATCGAGAAAATCGCGAGCGGTCCCTGTAGTGACTTTCTCCAAGTGCTCCATGGTGCGTTCATATTTATCACGAAGATAAGTTCTGAACTGTGTGTCTTCGATCGGGTTGAAGATTCGGTCAACCGTGTCGATGTCAGATACACGTCTCATGCTAATTTGCATTTGACTCCTCTTGAATTAATGAACTCTCTTCTCAGCTTTCCAACTTGACAGAGATCTCGTTGGTGTACTTGGTAGAGATTTCTGTATAGCGCAACATGCGCGTGATGGATTTGCTCAACTCTTCATGGCGCAGGATGAAATCATACTCTACGCTCTTGAACAGATAGCTGAACATTGTGAATACCCCGGCCGCTTCGATAGCCAGGATACGGTGCTGGTGACGAGTCAGATCCATCAGGTCCTTGTAGATGACCTCATTGTTCTGAATCATGCGTGTCAGCATTTGCCGGGCCAGCACAGCGTTTGCGCTCAACAGACGATCCAGGCTATGGATTTGGTCATTGACATCACAAGCCAGCTTGGAGATCCACTGATAATTGTCCGTGGTGTTCGAGAAGACACGGATCAATGTGCAGATGTGACCGGCGTTATTGAGGAAGCTGCGTAGAGTACTGAACGAGTCTTCGTTCTTATACTCACTCACAGTCTTCGTCGTCTGGATCAACAAACGAGCAATGTACTCTTTGCGATCCATGGAATTCGCCTTCAACACTGTCTTGGTATCCGTGGAGCCCAGGTAACGACGCAGGTTCTCCACTTCAGTCGGATCACGCGAGTCGATCTTGATCAACTTCGAGATCTCGTCCGAATACCCATTGACAGGGATCTTTGCCTCCACAGGACCGTTACCCACTGCAGCTTTGATCAGCCGACGAATGGTCTCAGGAGTTTCCATGTGTAAAGATCGAGCTACATCTGAAGGCATGCCTGTTTTGACGGCAAGCAATTCAGTCGTAGAAGGCAGCTGACCCAACCGTTGGGTCGAATGCAGCGTATAGCAAATTGCCGCCATGATGGATTTCAGGAACGAGCTGCTGTTGCGTAGGTTCCACTGCGCAATGGCGTTGAGTACGTTCTCTTCATAAGCGGTGTATTTGCGCCGATTCAGCAGATTGTGAATCTGGTTGATGTCCTCCGGTGACATTACGTTACCTAGATTAGAGTAACTCTCATCTAGAATGGGTGGTAGTGTGGTGATCTGGCCTTGTTGTACCAGAGTCATGATATCCAGGACAAGTTCGTCCAGGTCAGTATGACAGACTGTGTACATCACAGCAGGTTTGGTTTCTTGGTTCATAATTGCCTTAGTTTTAGGTCTTTAAATTGTGAATGCCTAAGAGCGATTGATTAAGACGCACATAAGCTTACATGTACTGAACCCCTGAAGGGCCCAGTACATTTAACTACATGGTCACTTTTTCCCTGTCCTTCTAGCGATTCTGTAGGCTGCATCGTTTTGCGCCGTACGGATAGCCCTCGTCACTTGTTCTTCAACTGACTTGGCTGGATCGACGCGAAATGCAGCATATTGTTTCACTGCTTTTTCGCAGATGATCCTTCCTTTTGTATCCAACCTCTGGCCGGGCTTCAGACCAAACTTATAAGGCTTAACCTCAGTTGATCTTGGCGGAGCCATGTCGAATGCATTGAGAATCTTTTTTCCAGACATCCTCTCAATTCCCTTTACCTAATTATGTATACTTTCACTAAGCTAGCAGAACTCTGCACATTGCTCAAGTAAAGTATATACGTGTGAATAATTTTAGAAACGGTACATATACACACCTAGAATTAACTAGGTGTGTATATGACTTACTTATGTTCCATATTGAACGGCTTCCGCATTGAATTGAACGAACACTTCAGTCATTGCAGAGTTTACGGTCTCTATATCGCAATTGTGTCCATTGTATCCAAACGTCGCACGTTTGTCATGGAGCGTGTCAAGCCAAACGGGTTTCCCAATTTTGTTGTGCAACAAAGTTGAAATTTCGCTGGCGATATTGATGGTCATGTGTTCTTTAAGGACAACAGTAAATCGTCTCATGGATTGAACCTTTTTAGTTAGGATGAGTCATTCGTTAAACAACTCCAGGATACGCTGCGCTATCAGTGCGAGTAAAGATCCAGATATCCCTACAAGTACGCTCACCACAAAGTGGCAAACATCTCTATCCCAACCAGTCATGTAATCTTTACCGAATACCAGGTCATCCATCACATAAAGAATCACCATAGTCACAAGGAGTAACACGATGAATATGATAGCCGGTACTGTCATGTTGAAAACACTTCGTCTAGGATGACAGGGTGGTCGAACACACGTAGCCTCCGCGATTCCACTCCTTTGCCACTGGATTTTACGAAAAGAAAAAAGTTGTAACACAGAAGCCCCCGAAGAGACTTCTGTGTACTTAGTTAAAGATGCTGTTAGAAGCAGCCCAGATCATAAAGATACCGACCGCAAAGATAATCCAACCGACTGCGCGGTCAATCATCTTTGCTCGGCGCAAGCGATGGTCTTGCTTTTTCTGTAAAGCTCGACTTTGCTTTTGCATAGCTTCGCCATTCAAGAAGTTCTTAGCAAATTTCTTGAAGTCTTCAGATTCAAACCACGACATAGTTTCCTTTTGGTTAAGTTTGCTTAGAGACAAAATGGATGATCGTCAATGAGACAATCAAGATAATGGCTGTCAGTACTTTATCCCAGAACTTACGACGACGTTCTTGGCGGTTCATTTCTTCCAGCCATTCTTTTCGTACTTTTTCACTGACATTCTTGGAGATTCTCTTGAAGTCGTTGGATTCAAAGAAAGACATGATTATCCTTGCGGGAATGTGTCAGGTTAAAAACACTACTAGGAACAGACGGAGGCCGAACCTTGAAAGTGCCACCGCTAGCTAGTGTGAACTTAGGGATTTCTACTGGGACATCTTTAACCGTTATCTCCAGTTCATACAGACCACCGAATAGCTCGTAGTATTCAAGCATCCGAATAGCACCGTACCCGATCGCTGGTTTATCAAGCCTTTGTCCGGTATAGTACCTGGCCTGAGCTAGGAAGACGGAATTAGCGCTACTGTGGTTGGCTCCCTGGTCCAAGCAGAACTTACAGATAACCGGAAAAGCTTCTTCATCCAGAGGTCCGTAGTAGTCCTTGATACGGACACGTACTTGGATACCGATCTTCTCACAGATGACTAAGATAGTCTTGAGTCGACGACTTCCGACGGAAGTTTTCGACCAAGCCTTATACAAAGACGTCTTTTGAGCGAATACTGTCTTGATGGCTGTGCGACTAAAACCAGTGAGACCGATAATATCTCGATCAGTCAGCTTCAGTTGCTTTCGCCGAGCATTGATTTCATCGATCAAGATCGAGTTGATTTTCAACGCTTCGACGTCCCTCAATGTTTTTTGTTTTTCCATCTCTTGTCTCAGGTGTTCAATCGGAAAGTGGTGGAAAGGCAGGGATTGGTTTAAGATGAATTGTCTTATCATCAGGAAACTTCTTTTCCAATGTTTCCCGATGTCCTTGGACCGCTTGCTGAATAGCAGCGAAGTCTTCGTACGAAAAGGTGTAAATACCGATGCGCACTGTGGTTGTCTTAGATGGATGATTGTCCCTGGTGAGGGATTCAACATACACCGAGCACTTATTCGTGCTTCGCTCGGTACTCGCTGTCACCGTTGCTTCAGTGATTAGTTTTTCGCACATCTTGATTTTCCTTAATAGTCATTAGTAGATTCAGTGAATTCCACTGTCACGTCGATGGGTGACGGATCTGGAACATGTGGTATGTAAATCGTGATGTAAAAATCAGCCGTGGTGTAATCATCAGTAGTCATCAGGTTATACGGATTTTCCTTGATATGGATGTAGAGCCGGGACACCACACCCAATTCAGGACACTTGGAGATTTCTTCCTTGATGATTTCCGTGAACTTAGTCAGGTTCTCCGGATTACGATTGATACTACCTTCGGTCCACTTCAGACGCTCGTTCAGATTCATGACGAGAAACATGCTTCCGTTTCTCATCTGTTGCTCGGCCTTCGGAACTCTGTCGCCGGAAAAGGCATCTGTGATTATCTTACACAGAGCTTTCCCAGTCTTAGTGCTGAACTCGTTTAGTCGACGAGCTTTCCAAGCCTTCTCTTCTTCCTTTCGGCGCTGCTTTTCAAGTTGCTCTTGGTGAATAGCCCTTTCGGTGTTTTCACGAATTTGCTCAACAGTCCAGCGACGAGGTGTAGGAGGAATTGGTTCAGGGACTTCGGGCTCGTAAACTTTCAGTTTTTTAGCCTTCGATTTCTTATCTTTAGGTATTCCTTTCGGATTACGGTTACATGACGCTAGTCCGCATAGGAGAAAGACGATGATGCCTGCGAGAACTAGATAAATACCAACATTTGACATTTTTATTTCCTTAAGATTTGACGACCAGGCGGTTAATGGCTTCGACGGCACGAGAGACTTCCGTCACCCGGCGTTCAAGTTGAATGCGCGCCCGATGGTACTTGCCTTTGAGTCCCCGGAATTCTTTTTCCATGACGGTGAAATTACTTTCTTTCGAAAGAACTTCCTTCATCACTCGAATGTATTCCTTCGCGCGTTCTTCACTGACAGGGAATTTGTCATTGATAGCGGAAAAATATCGAGTGAAGTTTTCCATTGAGTTCGGATGGAACTTTTGGAACTGGGTATTCCAGAAAGAAAATTCAACTTCCGTCAATGAGATAATTTTGATTTCCATATTGAGTTTCCTTTTAATTCAAAGACCGGAATCCAGGTATTCGAGATCCTCGTTTTCACGATTTACGATCTTGAGATACATTTGCCAGACAATGTTTGCGTCAGCAACTGACATCCACTTCCATTCCTTAGCGAAGTTTTCGACTTTGCTATTGGCGCGGTAACAATTGGATGTCACGAATTGATCACTGACAAAGCAGCATTTTTCATCTCGATCATGCTCAACTTCAATACCTGTATTTGTCTCAAGAGGCCGAGCATTCATGACTAGCCATCTGTCAATGATTGCCTCCATTTCACTAAGCTTAACAGTGCCGTCGGAAACAATTCCCATAATTTTCTTTTTATGGGTTTTGTACTTCATAGGTTTGCTGATCAGCTCAGTGATCATGACTCCTGAATTATGATAGGACGCGAAGAATCGGAAATAGACTCCAGCCTTCAGTTCCTCGACTTTCTTGATGCGAAAGCGCTCCAGCTTAGCCATGCGAATCGCCGCGCTTAGGTGATCTTTATGTTCCATTTTGAGTTTCCTTTTGATTTGATAATGAGGGAGGGGTTTTGAATGTGGTTTCGCGAGTCGAGGGATCGTAGCTCAGATATTTTAAATTGGCGGCTATCTTGGCGTCGAAGTTTTTACCGACTCCAAAGAAGTCAAACACTTTCAACAAAAATGATCTGAGCATACAGTTTCCTTTAGACGTGTTGTTTGCGTTGCACTTGATGTTCGTTGACCATGTAGTTTTCCATAGCCTGATAGCTTTCCAACTGACAGCCATTTTCATGGAACATCGTTTCCGCAACAAAAACAATGTCCTTGAGACGCCCTTCGACGATGCGCATCTTCGCGGAGAGCCACGTCAGTTCATTGAGTCGGGATTGCTTGGCGTCAAAAATAAAATAACGACGCTTGTCGAAGACCAGAGAAACATTCAGGTCTTGCAAGCCTGAATCCTTCGTCATTGCCTTGGTAAAGAAAGATGAATTCGCATGGAAGGAAAGCGTCGCTGCGACCCGGTCGCTACCCTGGCTCTTTGCATACTTATGAAGGCGCCGCATCGTGTTGTTATGCGAAGCAGAGCGAAGAGATTTTTGCAGGCTAACGATGGTCTTTGGACTTTCCAAATGACGACGGATCAATGTTCCCAGAGTGACAGGTTGATTCATGATGGATTTCCTTTTAAGAAAAAAAGACCTAGACGAGGGTGCCGTCTAGGTCGGTTGGTTTAGATAGCTTGCTTCAAAACAGCCAAGCGTTTGCGGGTCACTTTGTCCACAAACACACGGCAGATGAAATCAA